ATAGCCTTGCTATCGTTAGTCACGTTAGACTCTAAAACCATGTCGAATCTTGCATCAACATAAGCATCAGACTTACCGTCTAGGACTACTTCACTAACAGTAGCGATTACCTTTTCCTTGATTTCACGATCAGAAAGATCATCAAGAGCAACCTCACCTAGTGCTTTAGAAGCTGCTTTTTCAAGGCCTACTCTTGCTTTAACAGCAGTCTTAAATTCTTCAGCATCCTTAGCAACAGTCTTCTTCTTTTCGTCAGCTTTTTTCTTCTCTTGATAATCATCGAGCTTAGCTGTAGCTGAGTCTAAGTTAGCAGTGACCGTGGCTAACTCTTTCCTTATTGAATCAACTTCAGAGAGTAAAGTCTTAACTTTCCCTTCCGTATATTCAACACCGTCGATATTTAACATATCATCTCCTAAGTGTATTGTTGAGACTTCGTCACTGCTGACTCCGTCAATGTTAACTTCTTTTCCGTCGAGTTGGATCTTACATAAATCACCAGCTCGAGCTTTTTTAACCAGGCTCAAATGATTGTATCTTATATTTCTTTGGACACTATCATAAGCCTCGCCTTCCCACTCACCAGAAGCCTCTTCAAGATCAAGGGTATAACCTAAGCTTAACTCTCGCTTAGTGCCAGCCTTAATTTCCTCAATGGCCTCTTCTTCAAAAATAGTAATTTTCTGTTGGATGTAATCATGGGTGGGGTCTTGGTCGATCTTTACCATCTTTGGTCTATCGGAGCTCATACCGACAATATATTCAGACACGTTCTCAGTAGACACTAACTCTTCAGGGTGATTATTTGTGACTGGTATGCCGATCAAAGTTTCCATACTAGCCTCAACTTCATCAGGAAGTCTTAGCTGACGCATAGTTTCGATCGTGCCATCTGGTGACACTTTTGTATAAACAAAAACACCAGTGCGAGTCACATTTGCCAGTACATTTAAAAATCCAGAGTCTTGATAATCTAAATCATCAGTCTGGACTTGAATAAAATCATTATTAAACATTTAGTACCCTTAATTAATGAGAGTAGTATATACAATACTACTCTTTTTTAATAATAACTGCATTAATTTTTTGATTGACTTAATTCATTTGGGCTTACTGACTGCTCTTTAACACCCTCGGTCGCAGTGCTTTCTCCTGGGTTAGAACTTGGCACCCTTTCACCCAAATTTTCATCCAGGATTGTCTCATAATTATAATTACCATGACCAAATCTTGACTCCGTTATTTCCTCTCTCGAAACAACACCTTTGTCTATGTATATAGAGTCAATGTCAGCCTGGAGCTTTCTAGCTTTCTGCTCAGCTTCTCGGTCTAACTGGAACAATGGATTGAAGTTAAAGACTAAACCCTCTGGCCTATCCATCGCACTATCTTGCTCAAAAATCAAATCAGTAATCAGCTCTAAACCTTTACGCAGCTTAACCTGTTGCATAGATTTCACGTTGTCATAGTAATTTATTAATTCACTATAGCCTGTACCAGATAGACCACTCGGAGAAACACCAAGGAAGATAGTCTTCGGTACTCGCATACCAACCACTAACCTCTGAATCGTTAAATCAACCAACTCGCTTATGCCACTCACACCGAGAGAGATATTCTCAAATTCATCCTGAGCATCAAGGACCAAAGCCCTATTAATTGATTTAGTCAAATGAGCTATTTGAACTTTCTTGACTATCAGCTCATCCTCATCCTGGGCTAAGGCTTCTGAGAGTCCCTCGATTTTATATAATGGAGTTTGGAAGTCATAGACCATCGAAGCCACAGTCTCATGAACGACTGAGTAGTTTTTAATCGCCTCGAATAATGCCTTATATATCGAGTCATGCCAATATCCGTTCCTAACATAAAGGTCTCTCGGAAGCTCGTTGCCATCGAAACGTAAAACCCTGGAGCGATGGATCTTAATCTCTTTAGAATCACCCACTCCAATGTCTGGAGTGTAACGATAAAAAAGAGGCTCGCCGTAATACTCAGAACTAAGGTCAGTGATAATATCAGATGATTCAATATATACTTCATGCTTATTGAAAACCCTTAACGCCTTGAACTCTTTTACTCGGTCTGCTTTCAGTGGAGTCGATAATTTACGACTGCCATCGTCCACTACCATCAATGCAATCGAGCCGCCGTAAACATTAGCCTGGATCCAAGCCTCTCTGAGCTGCTCCATAACAGACAAACGACGAAACTCTGAGTCAATATACTTTATAACTTCCTCATGCCTTTCCGTTTCATCCATGTTCCAGGAGATACCCTCCCTAACAGCGTCAGTAGGAACCAAAACAGCACATTTACGAGCCGCCTCATCCGTTGCATACATAGACTGACAAGTATTCTCATCCAGGGGAGTCCAATTTGCTATTTCAGAGTATGTGCCTTTATCCTTTGGAGTTTGAAGGCCGGTCATTATATTCTGCCAAGCATCGGCGTTAAAGCCAGCTTTTTTTACTTCTAACTTTAAATTTTTAGCCATAAGTCACCTTTTTTTACGATTTAATGCCTAAATTTAGCACTTAATACCACTTTGTGGTAGCTCTAAGATGAGAAAGGCCACGCATCTCTGAAAAATGGTTAAGTAATTGAGTTATTGAATCGACAATGTCATCATTTTCACTCTCTGGAAACTCAGTCAGCTCAGCAGTTATTAACTTTGTGCTCGGGTGGTTAATCGGTAAGTAAAATTCTTTTGCCTCGAAAATTGGAGAGCAAGCATGGAGTCTTTCTACTTTGTCCTTCTCAGGATTCACTTCAACCATCCTCGGGATCTTTTTCTTCAAATATGAAAGGATAGCCGAGCCATTAGCCTTACCCTCTACTAAAACAGTCGCATTTGGATACTTCAAGGCCATGCGCTCAATTTCATCCGCAGCCTCCATGAAAGATGGCTTACCTCGGTAGATGTCGATTAGATAAAAATTGTTACTATGCTTGGCAATCGTCACACCAACGCAATAAGATCCACCATCCTTTTTAGTGTTTAAATCCCAGGAGGACATCATGCGACAAGCTCGCCACTTATTTGGATCGAAGGGTAAAGAAGCATAGTACTGAAGCCAGTCATCTTTGATGATTGATCCACCAATGATTGTCGGACGCTGTTGATAGAGTGATGACCAATCCTTCGCATTTCTTCGTTTGATTATATCAAAGTCTTCCACACTATATTTCTCGGGCCAAATGGATTCACCATCCTCCCTGGAATCTATCTCCGATGGGTCACCAATCTTTAAAGCTGGAAACTCTATTACTTCCCATTTCTCACCGCCGAAAAGTTCCATGTCCTCAATCAAACGGCCAGTCAAATCTCGCTTACTCCACCTGGTGGCACAGATTATCAAATTCGCTCCACCCTCTAAACGTGAGTAAAGAGTATTACCGTACCAATCCCAAAGGCCGTCCAATACCGTTTCAGATCTTGCCTCCTCGGCATTCTTTATAAGGTCATCGGCTATGATCAAATCACCACCAAAACCAGTGATCGAACCACCCCGGCCAATAGAAATTAAATAGCCAGATTTATCTACCACCTCGAACATATGAGCCGTGCGCTTGGCCTTGTTAAATCCCATGCCTTCTTCTAAGGGCTTCGCAGCGGCTGTGCCACCCATTACTGTGTCTGGGAAAATATCAGCGTAAAGTGGATCTTCCATTATCCTTTGAACGTCACGGTTGAAAAGTGAGGCTAGTTGTTGGGAGTAGGATGCAGTGATTATACGACAGTTTGGATCCTGGCCTAAATACCAAGCTGGAAGCCTGCGACTTACTAACTCTGACTTACCACAGCGAGGCGGCATCGCGATTATAATCCTCTGACGCTTTTGCTTAGGTAATTGCTGAAAACGATCTATCATATATTGATGGTGCCAGTTGAATTGATAATCTGGTTTAGTCACCTCGATGAAAGTTTTAAAGCTTTTAGCAGCCTCCTCGAGCTTCATTAAATGCTCTAGCTCATCCAGCTTAGTTTCACTCATTTAAAAACTCCAAGTCATCATACTCTGAAATATAAGATAAAATATGCGAAATAACTTCTACCGTAAACCCATTACCTAACATCTTATATCGCTGAGTGTTAGATACAAAGTCAGTGTAGCCATCTGGCACAGTCTGTAAACGCTCACACTCTAAGGGAGTTAGTTTTCGATAAGAGTCCTCAGACAAAAAAACTAACTGTCTTCTATTCTTTTCAAAATAACTTTTTAAGTTACCACCCTTAAAATAGTTTGCATCAATACAGAAGGATTTATCTCTATCTACATACCCAGACTCAATAATATTAGATAGTATAATACCCCTATCTATAGGCTGTTTTACACCTGGAATGTTTGTCCAATAAAGGCGCTTTCGCTCTTGAGCTGAAACTAAATTACTGTTTATAGCTATCGGCTCTACACCTAACTCCCTACTTATAATATCTTGAGACTCTTTCTTCATACGGACATTTTCGAGAATAAAATACTTAGGTTTAACTTCCCTTAAAATACGTACATACTCGAAAAATAATTTACTTCGAGGGTCATCAAAGTTTAATTGCTTACCTGCAAAACTAAACCCTTGGCATGGAGAACCACCAATAAGTAAATCAATTTTAGGTAAGTTAGAAGTGTCTAACTTAACAACATCCCCAAGCTGGACAGTATCAGGATAGTTTTTACAAGAAACCTCAATGGCGTATTTGTCTATTTCACTAGCATAATAACCCCCCACTGGAATACCGCTACGAGCTAAAGCCAATCTAGCGCAAGACATACCGTCAAATAAACTTAATACGTTCATAAAAATTCCAGCTCCTCGTCACTACTATCAACATCAACCACCTTAGCAGCTACATCTATTTCCTTCATCAACTCTCGCATCTTATTCAAACGCTCAAGACGCTTAGGAGTCGCTGAATCACCAGCGTCAAATACCTCTCGGCCCTCATTCTCAACTACAAAACGATCCGTAGCCTGGTACTCACTTAACATCGTTTTCCATACGGCGACATTACCCTTAGATAGCAGCTTCAAACCCTGGGCCTCGACTATCAAACGCCGCTTCTTTTCACCCTCGATTACTGCATGCCTAAACTCTACGTTGTTATTGAACCATCGGACCAAAGTTGAATGAGAAATCCCCTCTATGGAGAATGTCTCAAAGCTAAAGCCTGAGGAGATATGCGCATAGACCATATCTGCATACTCATCCAGATAGTTACTAGTTAAAGACGGTCGGTAAAAAGTTAACTCCGATCGACGATAATTTACTTTTCGTTTTTTTGATTCTTCTGTCATAATGCCTCATCAATTTATATAAAGGTATATCACAATGAATGTCGAATTTCTAGCACCTCAGGATCTCATACCAAACCCACAAAACCCAAGAATACTACAAGATGCAATAAAGCCTGTCGCTAAATCAATTCAAGAATTTGGCTTTTTAGTGCCAGTCGTTATAAATGATAGTAATGTTATACTTTCGGGACATGCCAGGACTCAGGCGGCACTCAGCCTAGACCTAGAACAAATACCCACTATCCGGGCCAGGGACCTTAGCCAAGAACAACAAAATGCCTTCATGCTAGCCGATAACAGACTCTCTGAAAATGCCAGCTATAATAACTCGCTGCTAGCAGATATACTCAAAGATCTTGACTCAAACGATTATGACCTATCCGTTACTGGATTCTCAACAGATGAAATTAACGCATACCTGGACTCAGCTACCGAAAGTCTCGATAGCATACTAGGCCTCGACTTTGATGAGCCAGAAGAAAATCCTATACCGGAAACTGAAGAGATCGTTGAAGATGAAAACAAAGATGAAAGACAAATGAAAAAATTAAACTTTCTCGTCACTCAGCCACAAAGAGAAATCATTGAGGCTAAGCTTAAAGAAATAAAAGAGACCGTAGGTAGGAGAGTCTCAAACGGTGAGCTGCTGACTATACTTTGTAGTAGTTAGTGGACCTCAGCCATAAATACTTCAGGGTCTACCTCCTGCTCAGCTATCATCTCTAAACAACCCTGGAGATAACTCTTGAATAACTGCCTATCCTCAGCGGCCACTTGCAATACTGCCTTGCTAATAAAAGTCGTGGCCAAGAATACACTCTCGGTTAGATAGTCATCGACCATCAACTCTCCATCCTCAGATATAAACATCATAAGCTTTTCCAATATGCCGTCAAAGCCCTGGTTAATCTCATCAAACTGCTCAAAATCTAACATTCAAACTCCTAAGGTATATAGGTAGTCTTCGATATGAAATCTACCCACAACAAATTGTTAACCATATTGTTTCGCTTATTGCCATCAACATGTAATACATGCCGCTTGCCATGACGGGGCAAGAAATGTAAAGCCACTAACCTATGCACCCTCAACGTATGCCGCTTGCCATTATCATCCAATAAAGTCACTGAGACAAAACCCCTTGCGCACTGAAATAACTTTCGTAGATAAGGCCGATACTCCCTAGTGCTACCATCATCAAATTCATAAATTCTAGCCCTAGTCCTCACTCGACCATAGCTAGAAATCTCATAGATATCTAAGCCCTCTAGCTCCAATACTTTCCACTTCTCTGACATATTTACCCCACTAATTTATTGGTAGTTACCCTATAATACTCCTGGGTTTTTGTCAATTTATAGGGGTGGAGGGCTAAGTGGTTAGATTTGGGAGGTAAGTTGTTGATATTACTATAAGGTAGTTACTCTATATTGAAATTCTGAAAAAATTGCCACCATTGGGTAGCCCAAATGTGTCTCGATTTTTGACACTTATGTACTTTGCTCATAGATATCAGGGGGTTAGCAGGCTCCTGGACTATATATAGGGGCCTGGTTTAACGGCTGCTAGTTAAACGGCGGCTAGTTAAACCAGGAGCCCAGCCCGCTAGTTTAACGGCTGCTAGTTAAACCAGGAGCCCCAGCCCCTGGGGTTAAACTAGCGCTAGTTAAACCAGGAGCCCAGGAGATAGACCCTAGGCCCCTGGGCTCCTGGTATATTAGTACGCTCTTTTAGCGGCGCGCCTAAAAGGCCAAAAGTGGAAACCCCTCAGCCCCTGGGCCGTGATACCTATATATCTTTATATCTGGTATAGCCCAGGAGAGAGAGAGCCCCTGAGGATAGAGCCCCTGAGGATAGAGCCCCTGAGGAGAGAGGCCCTGAGGATAGAGGCCCTGAGGATAGAGGCCCTGAGGATAGAGGCCCTGAGGATAGAGGCCCTGGGTCCCCT